CATGAAGAAGTCGGCTGGTCCACCAGAACCCTGCTTTTTATCATCAGGAGCTAAACGCCACTCTTCTGCTTTTGGCAGATAAAACTCTGGATCCATAGTTATATATCTTCTAGAAGATTCGTTCCAAGAATCCATTGTGTGATCTGATCCAACAACATATTTCCAATGCTGCCTAGCCACCATGAGTGGAGCTTTAAATTCAAATGTTAAAAATGCGTGACGAAATGGTGACATATGATTTTCTCTTGCTAAAAAATCTATTAGCCTTGCATCTTGTACAGAGAGCTCATTTGATTCCTTGGCAAAAGATGCTCTTGCAGCATTGACAACCGAGAGGTCGCTGCCCATAACATCGATTAATCTAACATAACCCTTATCTAAAACAGATATTGCGTTATTATCGTAATCTTCATTTTCCGTCTTCTGATCCATCGTCATAATAATCTTCTTCTTCATCATCTATATAGATATAGTACCCTATATCATCCTGGTCCAAGTTTACCATATAGTTATTGAAATCTTTTGTTTTTGCGTACAACATCTCTAAAATTTGTACTACCTCAAGAGGTATCTCGAATGGTTCATCAGAGTCTTCGGTAAGATTAACTATAATTAAATTTATTTCCTGTATAGCTGTAATTAGTTCAGACAAAAATAAAGAATAATCTCTTGCGTTATTCAACGATAAAGGACCAACTGCACTTGGCATTGAGCCTATATTTTCTGGAGAAGTTATTTCTGAAAATATTTTATCAAAATTTTTGTCATCTGACACAATAAGCCACCCTTATGCTTTGGTGTTGTCCTTGATAAATTTAATTTCACAAGAATCAGTTGTGCAGTAACTTTCACCAATTGCATCGGCAGCCATACCAGCATACACTCCAGTTAAATCTATAGGAAATAACGACAACGAAGCTTTTGTATATTCTTCTTCTGTTATTTGAGTGTACGGCATCTGGGGATATGTGTCGTTACCACTTGGTAAGAATGATACCGTCTTAAGCTGTCCATCGTACATATGAAGTACAGTCCCTACATGTTCTGCCTCAGTATCTTTATTGAAAGATATTGTTACAGACACAGAATTATCGGACCAATAACGTTGTGCGGTAGCTGCTAAAGACATCTTTTCAAAGATTGTGACATCTTTTTCAGCTCTTGCAGCGTCCGATTTAATTGGAAAGTATACAACAGAAGTTGTATTTGGAGATTCAGCTGCTGGTTCAACTCTATAGTTAGCCATTCTAAACAATGGTAGCATTGGATCTTCATTGGAAAATCTAATAGTTCTATTAAAGTATTTACCACCTGGTGTCCAGTGTACGCCAGGTGATTCACCAGCAAGAATAGACACAGTTCCAGAAGGCTTAACGGTTGTCATCTTAATGGACTCACGAATGCCTAACCACTCAGAATAAACATTATCATATCGCTGAACGGTCTTATACCCTTGATCCATCCACTCGCGAAGAGCTGGAACGCCAACTCGATCAGCAAAGTTTGCAACACCAGACATTGATGCACCGATGCGACGATTGCGTTGCATTATTGCATTGGTCTCTTCCCAGTGCGTAGGAAGTAGGGTAACGGTTTTAGCATAGAGGTATGCAAACTTTAGAGTGCGCTTGTAGTCCTCTAGATTATCATGTCTATTGAGATAGGTCTCCACAAGCGTACAGCACTCGTAGGACTCCAGCGATTGTTCTGCGCATGGATTATAGCCTGCAACTCTGTGATCCTTATTATTAGGTGGATCAGCTAGACGTCCGTACTTACGGGACATATCCATCCAAAGAACACCGGGTTCTCCATTGAGAGAGATACCTTCTACTATGGAAGATAAATCTGCGCCGACTACTGTTTCCACAGAGTTGTTAGACATCCAACCCCAACCTGGAGCAGATGAATCATATGAGTTACGCTCAGGAAAGCGTTCTGAATTTTTCAGGTTTAGGAAATCTTGATCATCTAAACGGCCAATTAACAACTCAGCTGAACGACGAACGTTTCCAGATACTACACATACTCCAATAACGTTTCCGATATCCGCTATATCTATACGTGTTAGCTTGTCACCCTTGCGTCCATTGAACATTTTTCTTATATGATCATGAAGCTTCTCTAACGGCTCGTGACCAGCAGCTACACCACCAAATGTCTTAATTGGAGTACCGCTTGGACGAATTAAAGAATAATCAAAATTATACGTAGGTTGATTTTCTTTTAAGTATGAGTTAAGTATGAGCGCCATAGATTCAACCCAGCCCTCCCTGGTATCAGGTATTATGTACGTTGCTGGCTCTTTTGGTTCATAGATAATAAAATCTTTATCTGCGCCTTTATCATCAAAGCCCACACCAACACCAAGCATGGATGCTTCCATGAGAAATGCAAACGGTTTTGCTGGATTAAACTTATTCATTTCTCCAGTAGAAACAAACGCACAGTTCTGTAGTGCGGCGGAATTCTTTTGTATATTTACAATGTTCGTACCCATAGCCCAAAGACCACGACCAGGAGGAGTCCACTTAAGGTTAAACAATCTATCAAAGGCTTCTTTAGCACTAGCCTGTGCTCTAGCGTCATTCCATGGTAGACGATTCTTTTTACAATGATCTTTCTGCAAAGAGTACATTCCGTTAATAACTCTTTCACATACGTTAGACCACGTCTCTTTAGTTCCATCTTCTTTTAACCTAGAATAAGTACGAAGAAACGTTATCTCTCCAACGGAATTTCCGCCTGCATCTCTGTATCCGAATGGTGCAAACTTAGACCTATAAGATTCTATAAAATCATCACTTAACTTAAATGAAAACATAGAAGATTGCCTATTAGCAATCGGTGTTAGATCTGGATTTCCGTTTTCGATTTCTTCTGACATACTATCTCCTTATTTTGCTAATGCTAAAGTCTTTACGTACTTAGGGTTTAATTTTTCTATTTCTGTTTTTTTAATCTTTTTTATCTGGTCATAATTATACACGTTGTATATTTCTCTTTCGAAGAAATATCCACTTCTCCAGTTAAAAACTTTTTCTATTACATTTTTATGGTTTTGAAAAATATTTGATATTACTGCCCCGCCATATATCCTTACTAGGTTTTGCATTTTTTTAGTTACGATGTCTTTATTCTTGTCATTTAAATCACCGTTTTGTTCAGCCTGAGTATATAACCAATTAAAACTTTGTCTAGTTAATGGAGAGTAATCAATTGGATCAATGATACCAATCGATAGTAACTCCTTTTGATTAGTTTGGATATATAAATCTTTCTTAACTATTTCTAAAAATAAAGAAAACCAATCTCTTTCTTTATATTGATTCCAAGTAGGGCACCAGAATAAAATAAGGTGAACTGGATCGGGGATATTTGTTTTCTCCATAGTCGGCAATAACATTGTGCAGGATATTGCTCTCTTTATATCTTCTTTGCTTATGTCGGAATTCTTATTCTTGTTTTCAAGATTCATCCACAGTTTTGAAATGTGCGTTTTCCAATCCGCCTCACCTATATACAGGTTGAGATATTTTTCGGCAACATCTAGCGGAAGGGCTTTGTCTCTTATTGCTATATTTAACTGATCTAAAAACATTTATAATCCTCATTAACCCTAGACAAAACTACAAAAACTTATATAGAAGACCCTTTAAAACAGTTATCCCGCCCTGATTGGGGCGGGATAACTATCTTACGCTAAGTAGATGCGTCGGTTTCCGTACTGACAAGTATATCAGTTAGGATTTTTTTATGTTGTATTTAACCAATTATTTCAAAGATGCAGCTGAATCTTTGTCTCCAATTTTTGTTGCTGCGAATCCCTTGATAACGCTAAGACCTGCTGCAGCTGCAGCTGTTGCTGCGGCCTTTGCTTGATCAACTCCACCGACTGTATAAACAGCAATGAATGTTTGCGCTGCTGTCCAAAGGGCTCTTTCAATTACGTCTTTAATTAATTTTTGATCTGGCATTTTTTTTCTCCTATTGTTAGAGGGCTACAGCTGATGGTACACCTTTGTACTCACCAACTTTATTGCGACCATATTCACTAGCAGTATTAGCTTGTCCATAACCAGCTGGCATTACCTCTGCTGAAGTAACACCGTCAAAGATGTAGTTATTATAAAGGCTGTAAGCAGTTGTGCGCTCTGCATGACCTAGGTTAGCAAATGCTTCTGCTGAAGTAACACCGTCAAAGATGTAATTGCTATAGAGGCTGTAATCAGTTGTGCGTTTTGCATGACCGCCATCTAACGCCTTGGCTGTTGTAAGACCTTTATATTCACTCGGACGGAATCTCATTCCACCAAATGTTGTAGTTCCATCTGCGAATGTTCCAGCCAATGGGGTTGTTCCTGCGTACAGGGTAGAACCAGTAAATAACTGCGACAGAAGAACATTGCCTGGATGATAACCAGTTCCAGGAACATGATCATTATCTGGAGCTCCAGTTAAAAGACCTGGTGCAAAGAGGGGATAGAAAGAGTAGGTTCCAGCTGTACCCTTAAAAGGGTTCACCATGTCAGCGGTTGAACGACCCTTGAGTACTGGCCTTGGGCCAACGTAGTAAGTTGCCATTTTATAGTCTCCTTAAAAGAATATTGTGGTATTTATAGTAAAATCAAATAGCCACTTATTAACTATTAAAATTAGCTATAATTAACTATTAAATCAGATAGGACTGGAGCTGTTCCGTCCCCAAGCTGATTCAGGGTTACTTCTATCCAGACTGAAGATGAACCAGGAACCTCGTCAAGCGTATAAACTCCACTGTCTTTCCAGATAACCCTATAGCTGAAAGCAGTAGATATTAATTCCTCAGGAACATTATACATTTTAGGTATTACTTCATCTATCGAATAAATTAAAGTTCCTTCTGGAGCAGTAAACTTAACTATTGTTCTTCCTGTTTCCAGAAATCTTTGTGATCTTACATCTAAATCAGACAAACCATACGTGTATACGTATTTGCCATTTTCTAAAATATAATTTCTCTGTCTCATATTGATTCTGATTGCAGTGATTTTTATTGGAGGGAAATAGTACTACGTCAGAACCGGCTGTTGACCATCCACCTGGAGCGACTCTACCTATTGCATCTGATTGACTATCATATAGTCTATTAAAGTTCAATGGAGTCCATCCATCAGATTCTTCCAAAGATGGTTCCACCTTTGTAGTGTACTCAATGGAAAGAATGTCTACTCCAAATAATGGATATGGAGAAATAGATAAATAGTTTGATGTGTCAGATCCAGAATAAGCATTAGGGATCTTGTAGTAGGCAAACATTTGAGCGCCTGCTGCTAAAGCTGAGTCAGCTATAATATTTCGTTTCCAAAATTTGTCGGACCTATCTAACAGTGCGTGGAACATTGGGCTGGTATCCACCAGTGCGCCAGGTGTATCAACACTGACAAAATCATTCTTTATTTTTGTTTCCAAGAAGTCTGGAATCGTCTGTTCTCCCAAGCCACTAAAAAACTTGAGCTTAGAATAAGAAGAACCATCAACTTTAGGTAGGGTAATTAAATTATATACATGATCAAAGCTCAACGCTTCAGAACTCGAAAGAGCAAACTGTACGTCGCTGACAAAACTACCTACATCTATTTGAGAATAGCTATATATCGAAAGTTTCTTGTATACTGAATCAGCGTTGTATTCGATTGCCTTTACTCTATCTTCTAAATCTGCTATAGCCCTAGAGATGAACAGGTGATCTTTTAGTACTCTCTCGAAAGCCTGACTTAGCTTCTGATCCAATACACCAGATCTATTATAGAGGTGAACTAAGTCTTGATAGTTTTGTTCTGCCCTCATATTAAAGTCAGCACTGTTTACAGGACCGTTGTACTGTATTGTTTTATTTTCTGTGTTTAGGTAATCTGACATTTTAATTAATTATCCAGTCTGTTTTTCTAATTTATTAATTTTATAAAATAATTTTGACAAACTTCCGCCAATTGTATCCATGGTCTCAAGGTAATCTATTGTATCAGCTGCACTGTAATCATACATCGAAACTGAATCAGCTGTGAGATCGTAGACTCTACCATAGTATTGTTCGCCAGTTATTTGATCTGAAACACTTCTAATTTCATGGGTTTCATCTTTTTCAGCTCCTACAAAAATCTTTACATCATCGATTATGGCAGTATCTAAAAGTTCTAATTCTAAATATACCCTATTCATATCCATGTACATTTTTTGATTAAAGAGATTTTCCTGACCACTCTTTCTTGGAGATCTGTAAAATGATCTAAATCTCTTAAATAATGGCTCTCTAATTATCTTTTTACTGCTTGGGTCTAGGTAACTTATCGGCATATGCATCTCCTACTTTGTATAGTAAACTTTAATATTCACTTGTTGTTGAATTATTATAGGATAATTCATTTGCTGATATATCAGAATAGTTTTCAGAATTCTTAAACTTTAATTTAAAATAATCAATAGTCGGAGAAGACAATGGATTTCTGCCTCTAGATATATCTGCCCTAAACCTTAAGGCGGTTACAGGGTCTAGCTTATTTGAGTAGTAAAACAATCTTGAGTTACTGCTAATATTATCTCTGCACAGTATTTCTTTGTTGCCAAAGAAATTTTCGATAGTAAATACCTTATCATATGCCGATCTATTAATTTTAAACTCTATTGGATCCACATAACCATAATACTGGCTATAAACTAAACCATAATCTAATAATGATTTAGAATCCATTAAACTAATTGAACCATTTGCACTATCTTTTATATCTACGGCTACCTTAATTGTATTGATTCCAGCTTTAAAATTCCACTCAATTAGATCTGAAGTTATCCCAGAAGGAACAACTGAAGGTCTTCCATTAAGATAGACTGCAACATCCCAACTCTTTGAAACGCTATCATTCTTAACGAGCAAATGTCTGATCGTTATATCGTTAGCACAGAAGATTTTAGTTTCCAATAAAACGCTAATTGACTTTAAATTTGGACCTGAGAAAAATATAGAATTATTAGATATTTCATAGGATGGTATAGAAAATACTTGTCTAACACTTGATTTTCCGGATAAAATATTTCCCCAAGTAGCTAACGAATCATTTTCATTATAGATACTATTTTGGTAATTTATATAATTACCAGAAACTGAATTGATACCGTCTAGAAGATAAGAACTAACTGGATTATCTAATTTATCAAGCTGTGTTATTCTATATATTGTTTGATTTGGGTATAGGTCAACTGTTGGATTTTGTTCATTTAAGTTCTTAGAAGTATTTTTTGAGACTAATGGTATCTTTTTTAAAGAGTTTACTGAATCGTCTACATTGTTTAATATCTTTTTTGATTTCAAATAAGCACCAGAAAAGTTAACGGTTGTAGAAAAGGAATTCTGAGTATTTTGTTCTGGAGAAATTGGAATCCAAGAGAAATCGGATATTGATTGAGCTGAATCGTTGTCCTCTGCTACAAAGTAGCTAACAGAACCATCTTGTGAATTTTCTCCAACATCTATTGAAACAGCGTCTATCACCAAATTGCTATTATCATTTGAATTTAAAGAGATTGGAGCAGATACGAACGACGCCGACTTATCATAATATTGCCCACTGATAGCTATGTCTCTGATCCCATACCTGTATCCATATCTACTAACTCTATTATCCTCTATGACGTCTGGTTCCGTTTTAACGAAGAATACATCTATTGATCCAACATTGCCTGGCTCAAAACTAAAGGAGAACCTATCGTAATCCTTAGTAGATTTCTTATTCATTACCTCTGATGGTTTATTGGCATCGGTGTAGTTTACTTTTACGTAGATATCAGTTGGGGAAATAGTATTTAATCTTCCCTCTATCTTTGATAAAATAACATTTCT